CGGCTCTTGTGCAAGTACGAACTTGTTTCCCAATAGTCATCACACCATGCCTCAAACGCAGCACGCTCGGTCATGGCTCAATTCCAAAATGGTTACAGATTAGCAACTTGACGTTGCCGGAGTAATTGGTGCTCAACTCGGCGCATTCCATAATGATGCGGTCTGCAAACTCTCTCATTTGTTCAAATGTGTATCCATGTAAATCACCACGTTCAGGGTCATAGCCTAACCATTCTTGGGCTGGGAGTTTTATTCGTTCGTTCATTCAGCAACTCCAAAATGTTGTCTAATGGTCATAGCGTCAATTGCTCGCACTTGATCGCAACATTCAGCAATAATCAACTCGGCGAACCGCTGCACGTTTATAAAGTCGGCAGTGCATTCCTCCCGGCCTCGATGGTCTACCGTAACGTCAAAGCAGCCCTTCATAAGCTCTTTAATCCGTTCGTTCATGGCTCAACCCTCTGTTTAATGCCCAACATCTCTTGATGCAAGTTCTCCAGCATCACCCTATACGGCGCATCCGGCAGGCAGTCCGTCGCCAGCTTGCATCGTTCTGCAAATACATCAGTGCGTACTGCTTCGCGTACAACGGCCCGCACCTTGGCAAGCATGTCGTCGGGGTGAGCACTGGTCGGCCAACGCCACCCCATCAGTTCGGCAATGCGTTCATCGGTCACGACGCAACTCCCTTAATTTTTTCCAGCGAACGCAACCCACCAAGCCCGAGCATCCCCAACATCAATTGCCAGAGGTTATCGTCGATGCCAGGCAGCGCAGGCAGCGGATGGTCGAGCACAATGCCGGTCCACTGGACCAGCGGCCTGGCGATGTATTGACAGGCCAGCGCCGACGCGCAGACCCAGCCAATCGCTGGGCGCCAACCGCTCGTGAAGGCGCTGGGGCTCGATGCCTCGGCGCGGTTGACGTCCAGCTGGCCTTGGACGATGGCGACCTGAGCGGCAAGTTGCGCCGCCTCGGCCTGCGACTTGTCTGGCCAGATGCGGGTGATGACGGTTTGCGCCAGTTCGACGCCTGCGGTCAGTGGGTCCATTCGCCTGTCTCCATCTGTAGTGCCATGCGATGCGCTCGTGCTGGCGTCTGCCGTGCCCAAGTGCTCTCCACCATCTGCGCAGCGGCCTCAAAGTACTGGCCATCTTCAACCGCCGACAACATCCGCTTGAACTGGAGCAAACCCTTCATGCCCATCTGAAAGGCCATGCCGATCAGCACGGCCTGACGCGGCTCGGACAGTCTGGGCATCCACGGCAGCGCCAACAGTACCTCGCGGGTCTTGGCCTTGATATCGTTGTCCAACAAGTAGTTGATCTCCTCGCTCGACAGGCCGCCGCCCTTGCGCGAGTCGATCAGCCGGCCCACGCCGATGGTCCAGTATCCAAGCGAGTCTTGGTAGGCGCAGGACTCGGCGCCCTCTTCCCTCAAAAGTTGGCTCTTCAGGTCCATAGCGTCACCCCGTAAGCCATCGCCAGTACCCAGACACTGAAGGCAACGGCTCGGTTGAACCACGACCATCGGTTTCTGTAGTGGGTGATGGCGTAACCGTCGCCGCCAAAGGCTTCTTCGAGCGACCTGGGAAAACGGCGTGTCGTTCGATTGTGCTGAACCGGTGGTTGTTGAAGCATTCGTATCTCCTTCGGGTTGTGTTGTTGGGCTGGTGGCGAGTTGATACCACGCTGGTTGGTGCGTTACACAGCGGGCAGCGCATAGAGCGGTGTTGCAACGCATCCGAGGCCCACCCAATATTCCATCTCCTCGCGGCGCCGAGTGAGCAAGATGCAAACATTGCTCTCAAGGATCATCCAACCGATGTGCGTCATGCCAACCACGCAATCAGCGAAAACATCGCCACAAGCGCAACAGACCACCACAGGCTGCTGCGAAACATGCGCCGGTAATACTCATAATCATCTTCTTCGCTCATGTCTTGCTCCTTTCTGGCCAACTGTCTGGCCGTGGATACCACACCACAACGTCACCGATTGCCTCTTTGGCGCTGTAATAACGCACTTGGCGCTCGTTGTCGCTGTCCAGGCAGGCCCAGGACCAGTACTGGCCGTTCCACCAGCGAACTCTGTTTGAGCCGGTGGGCCACCATCCAATGCTTGGCGGTTTTCTCATTCAAACTCCCTTTGATTGTCTGTACTGCTTGACCGCGTTGCGCAGCCCAGCCTGGGTGGTGGCCTTCATATCGAGAGCCTGTGCTTGTGCCTGGTCGAGTGTGTCTTGCATCAGGATGCGGTGACAGATCACCGGCACCCCTTGACCTTGGCGGCGCACTCGAGCGTTGAACTGCTCGTACAGATCCAGGGACCAGTTCAGCCCGTACCAAACAAGGATGTGCCCGGTACTTTGAAGACCGTCGATGCCGTGCCCCATCGATGCCGGGTGACCGATCATTAAAGAGCAGTCACCGGTCTTCCAGCGGTGCATGGCATCGACCAACGACGCTTCGCTTTTGCACTCGGTCAAGTTGATGGGGTCCAGGTGCTTGAACCGATCCATGATGCGCTGGGCGTCTGACCTGTAGGCGTACGAGCACAGGACAGGTGAGCCTTGCGCCTCGTCTAGGATCTCCTCGAGTGCCTCGAGCTTCAGGTCATGGATCGGCTCCCACAACGGCATCCCGGCAATCGGGTACATGGCACCGTTGGCAAATTGCAAACACTTGTTGGTCAGCGCCGCTTGGTTGAACACTTCGACCTCTTTGCCGCTGTCAAGTTGCAAGAAGAACTCTCGCTCCAATTTGTCGTACTTGGCCCGCAGATCTTCGGGCATTTCGATGTCGAGGTTGTTGATCATCAGGTCTGGCAGCGGGTTGTAGTCCTCTGCGCTCATCTCGAGTGTGATGTCGCCAATCAACTTCTTAATGGTGTCCTCGGTGTCCTCGTAGGGCAGTTCTTTGTACGGTCCCACCTTGCGATAGAACCTGGTGCGAAACGCTGTCTTCGATGTGCCCAGCCGCTCGCCCCTGTCGACCACCAGGAACTGACCATGTAGATCCTTGTACCCGTTGCTGGCAGGGGTGCCGGTCAGGCCAGTAGTCCAGTCGAACTTGTCAGCAATCTTGCGAAACGCCTTGACCCGGTTGGTCGCGCTGTTCTTCATCTTGCTGATCTCATCCCAGACGATCCCGTTGAACGGCAGCAGGCGGTCCTTCTTGACGAAGTAGGTCTGGAGCGTCTCAGCCAGCCAGCCCAGGTTTTCGTAGTTGATCAAGTACACATCAGCAGGCCGCAGCAGCGCCCGTGTGCGCTGATCCTTAGTGCCTGTGACCATGCTGAACTTCAGGTGACTGGTGTGGTTCCACTTCGCAGCCTCTTGGCGCCAGACCAGTCGGATGACCCGGATGGGTGCAACGATGATCACGCCGCGCAGGAACGCGGTACGGATCAGGTGCGCCATCGCAGTCAAGGTGACGACGGTCTTGCCCAGACCCATGTCCAGCCACAACATCGAGTGGGGGTGAACGCATTGGAAGTTGACCGCCTTCTTCTGGTAGTCGAACAGAATCTCAGGGGTTAGCATATTCCATCATCTCGTCAATCATGCGCAGCCCATCGATGACCCCATCGATAACCCAGACATTGACCTTGTGTCCGCGCAGCCTGGTGTGCTCGCGGTCCTGTGCCGGTGTAGGCTTCTGCCCGTTGCGTTTGAACTCGCAGAAGAACATGCGACCGTTGGGCAGCACGAACAGACGGTCAGGCACAGCGGCCCGGGCCGGACTGGTGAACTTGTAGGCCAGCAGCCCGCGATCCTTAGCGTAGTCGCAGACCTTGGCTTCAATTTGTTTCTCAAGCATCACGCAATCCCCAGTGTGAGTTTCTCGATCTCTCTGATGTAGTACTCGAAGTCCACCGGCAGCACCGCATCCTTGATGTCGTTGCAGGGCTGCACGTTCCAGCCCGACTCGATGGAGATCTGGCGCCACTCGGTGTTGCCCTTGAGTGGTGGCATCCACTTGATCAGAGGCTTGCCACCCTTGGCAATGTAGTACCGGGTGATGTTCTGCATCTTCTCGTTGCCCCAGGACAGGTAGCTGTTGCGAGGCACCTTGGTGCGAAGCATAAAGTCCATGATGTCCGGCCATTCACGCAGCGTCTTGCGGATGGACACGCCATCGGTAAGCACCTTCTCGGTGACCCTGGCAACCACCAGTGCCCCGTGGTTCTGGTGCCACTCCATCTCCCACTCGTAGCAACCCTTGCGCTTCACAGACCCGTCCTCGTAGTGGGCGATGTAGTTGTTCACATCGCGCACCATCATGGTCTTGTAGATCGCCTCATCGAGGTTCAGGCCGGTCTTGTGCTGCCAGGCTGTGCGAGCGGCATCGACAAGGTGCTTGTCAGTCCGTCTGACCCTCACGGTCAGGCCATCGGTGTTCACCTGGATGATGCGCAGGGGGATCTTCATCAGCGACTCGGCCAACATGCACAGCAACAACTGACCGTTGAGCGTGATGCTCATGGTGAACAACGGATCGTAGAACACGCTGAACTTGTTGTTGCTGTCCCCGTAAACCCCGTTGAGCGCCAGCTTGAGCATGGCCGACTCTGCCGACTTCTTGGGGTAAGTCTTGCGCTGCTCGAACAACTTGCTGTAGATGGAGACAAACTCCTTGCCCAGATGTGCCGGGTAGAACCCGTTGGTGATGGCAAGGTTCGGGTAGTACGAGGTGACATCCAAGTCAACGATGACGTACTCATCATCGGACTCAACTACCTCAGACTCAATCGATCCGTGGATGCCACCCAGTCCGAATACAAACTCGAAGTCCTTGACGTAAGCAACCAGGTTCTTGAACACACCCTTGGTCTCGGTGATGTCCTGCTCCTTGAGCCACTTGAGCACCTTGGTGAACTCGAGGTTCTCAAACGTGATCCACGGCAAGATGGCGTCCTTCAGAGAGATCACCGGGCGCTTGGTCTGCCTGGGTGTGCGACCGCCTGGCCCAAACTCGTAACAGTCCACACCGGCCTCCTCGAGCTTCATCACGAAGAAGTCCTTGCCGATCTTCGTGTCGTTGTGGTTCATGAAGTCGCGCTGGTACTTGGCAGTCAACTCCTCGCGGAAACTGATCATGTCCGTCGACTTGCGCAGGAACGCCTTGGTCTGGTCAACGTCATAGGCGTTGTACCGCTTAAGCACCTTGATCTGCTCGGGCGTCAGCATGGTGCCGACCTTGAACGGCAACTCCTCGACGCTGCTCGAGCGCATGTTGAACTCGAGCATCTTCAGACTGGTGGACCTGGCCTTGTTGTCGAAGTGGTGGATCTTGAACAGGTCAATCTGCTGCACGAACCACTCGCTGGGCTTGACGTAATGAGTCCACCGGGACTCATCGTCCGCACCAATGATGGCCATCGCCTTTGCGTACAAAGTCTGCGCATTAGATGTGCCCATGCGAAGCAGCATGTGCAGCACCGGGTAGTCGAACCCGATGTTGTTGAATCCGATCATGCGACTGTTGGTGCTCTTCAGGTACGCAAGGAACTCAACGATCTCGCGACTGTCGTTGCGCTGGTCGCTGATCTCATAGGACCAGCGCAACGGCGCCTCCGCATGTTCCACCGCCAACGTAAACACGTTGGGATAGGTCTCGATGTCGAAGACGTAGTCCAAGGTTTACTGCCCGGTCAGGAACGACGGCAGGCCGGCAAACGGAGCAGCAGGCATGGCGGCTGTCGGGGAAAACATGCCAGCAGGCGCACCGGCCACAGCGCCAAACAAGTTGGACGCATCGACAGCACCCTCACCGAATGGCTTGTCATCAGCAGCGAACTGGACAGCAATCAAGTCGCAGCGGATGCCACGACCATGCTTGTTGTCTTGCAGCCAGGGCTTGACGGCGGCGTTGACCCGGCAACCACCGTACATCTTGCGAGCCAGTTGCTGATAAGCCATCGAGTTGGTCGGATCGATTGCTTGGCCATCGGCCTGGATCACCTGGGGCTGCGAGTCCCGGCCAGCAGTGATGAACACATTGCCAGCGTAGCCATCGTAGGGCTGGAAAGTCTTCTTGTTGACCTTCTCCTCGCCGCGACCGTAGCAGCGGGTCTTGCGGTCACCCTGGATCATCTGCATGACGGTGTTGGCGTGCTCCTTCCACTTCTCCAACGACATCGCACCGTACTTGGCCATGAACTGCCCAAACCCGGCGTGATCCTGCGGCATGATGAACTCGCAGTTGTACGAGATCCGCTCCTTGCCGGTCAACTCGTTGATCTGGCGCTGCGGCTCGGCCAGGTGGGGAAACGACAAGCGCACACTCGAGAGAAAAATAACATCAGACATTTAGTTACTCCAGTTTGATTACAAAAGCCACGAGGGCAGGGCGTCGGCAGCGGGTGCTGCCTCGACTGCGCTGAACAACGGCGCAGCGTTCATAACGACAGCGGGTCGGCTGTCGGATTCGGTTGCAACGGCAAGCTTGCCGGCCATCTTGACGACGTACTCCTGCTCCATGCGCTTGAGTTGGCGCTCGGTCAGTTGTACTTTGGTGCCGTCTCGCTTCTCCCAGGTCAGCTTCTCAGCCTTGGCCGGGCTTACGAGTTTGGTCTCGTAGACGCTGCCCTTGGGGATGCCCATCTTGATCAACT